GTTGAATACAGCAGAACCTACTGTGCCGTTCAAATAATACTTATTAATGAAACGGACCAGTTTTTGTTTACTTATCATAACATCTCCTGTTAATGTTTATAACCATATATATATATATATTAGTTTGTTTTCTCAAAATCAAAAAAATCTTTCTATAGTTTTAGAAGAATCGGTTGGTTCACTCCAATTCATACTTTCATATAACATCATTATCTTTTTATGTAAAGCTTGTTTATAAAGTTTGTCGTGATTTATATATTGTCGAATAAAATTTAATAACTCAATTGGGTCTTCATACCCTTTATAGGCTATTGTATTCAAACCCAATGGATTTTGTTTTAAATAAACCCATTTAATTTTTTCACCGTTTGCTATTGGAGAATATCTATTTGATATTTTCTTGTACTTTAAAAAATCATTATAAAATATTGATGACTTAACGTGAACAGGAGTTCCCAACTTATACGAGTTAAATATCTGACCGTCTCTTATGTGATATTTACTAATACCTTTAACACTTGTTGGTATAGCAATTTTATCAAATTCCATAAGTTTCATACTATTTTTAAAATTAACAATAAACTTATCTAAATTTGGTTGAGGTACATCCATTAAAATATCTTCTAATACTTTAGATAGCATTGTTCTCATAGCTGTAGGGAAACTTGAACGAACTGTATCTAATCCTTTTACCATCATCTTATCAACTTTCTTACCATTGTCGTTGATAATTTTTAATCCATATCTTTTCTTAGTTACGAATAGACCACTCTTTGCAATAACTTCTTGTTTAATATCAAATCTATGTTTATCTAAATTACAGAACTTCTTTGCAAAATAATTGTAACTCTGATTTAAATATGTTTGTACTTCATCTGCAATCTTTAAAATCGCTTTAGACATCTTATCTACGTTCTTAATATCTAACTCAGGAAATCTTTTCTCTACAAGAGGTGTAGCCGAATAGAATACCGAATCTGTATCAATGTAGATACAGTGGTCTTTCGTATCACCTAGTTCTTTATTATAAAACGAGTTTGCTATCTTCTTTGTAAACTTAATTAATGATTGACCTGTATATGTAACAGCTTCAGCATTATCTAAATCATAAAATCTAAATGTTGGTAAACCTAAAACTCCATATAAACTATTTAACAAAACTTTCTGTAGATATTGTCTTCTATCAAAGTATTCTGATTTAGCTATTTCACCCTCTTCATAAAATTTCTTTGATAGCTTACGATATTCAACTCGTTCATCAAACCATTTTCTTAATAACGCTGGTAATAATCCATTTTTATCTGAACGATACATCACACCGTTTGTTGCAACACCTAAATCTTCATTATCTAACATATTTTTCAACTCAGTTTCAGTATACTTACCTAAAACTTTAGTATTATGTGTTATCGAATATGTTTTTTTATTACCTTTTTTAAGAAACTCTTCAGGATTCCAACCTTCTATTTTACCTAATTTAGTCTCAGGAGATATGTTTAAAGACATTATACACGACGGATACATCGATGTTATATCTAAGTCATACACCCAATCGTGTTTTCCACGCTGTGGTTCCTGGACATATGCTCCTACAAATTTTTCTAATTTTGAATGGTCAAATTTTCTAGGTTTATTCGGAGCTACAATACTATTCTTTTTAAGGTATACTAAAATAGCACCTTCTAAATATCTCGATGACATAAATACATTCTCATATGGAACGTGTCCAAGATGAGCTAAACCACGTGCAATCCCAATAAAATCTAACTTATCATCAAGTTTCTTAATTAGTCTAACGTCTTGAATATTGTATTCAACAAACTTATTCAAATCATTTTCATATAACTCATTAAGAGTACCTTCATAAGCAACTTTCTTTTCACCTATTTCAAATTCACCTATTGCATCTAATCTATATGAAGGTTGTTCACTAAATGTAAATCTTTTATATAAACCTAAATAATCTAAAACACTAACACCAGCTATCTTATATCGTTTAACAAATTCACTCCATTGAACAATCCCAATGGGTGATAAAAAGTTTGCTATAGTCTGACCTACTATTTGTTGAGCTCTATTGTACAAGTATGTTATATCAAAAAATTCAACATTCCAACCTGTTAGTATAGTTGGTTGTATTTCTTTATATTTTATAAAAAATTGATGTAGTAAATCATATTCATTTGTAAATGATTCAACTATAACATCATCATCAAAATCATCATTTAGTTTACCATCTTCATCAAGTACATAACAATAATATTTATCAAGAAGACAATCATTAAAACCAATCGCTGTTATTTTGTTTTCAGCTTTATTTACATCTGGAAATCCATCAGTTACCTCAACCTCAATATCAAATATCATTGTACGATGACCTACTGATACATCATCTGAATCTGTATAGTTATCTACTAATACTCTGATTTCAGGATTGACATCTGATTCAAATAGTTCTGGTTGGTCTTTATCCCAATCTGTAACTCGTTTTAGTTTATCACCATATAATGATATATAAGTTCCTGCTTTGTTTTTAACATAAGCATATTTCTTATAACGGAATGTTTGATGACCAAATTTGTCATCCCAAACATTCATTGTATTTGATTTTCTATCGTAATAGATGGCCTGATACATTTATGTTATAAAACCTCGATTTTTGTTATAAGAATATACGAATAAAATCGCATACAAGTCAAGTACTTTTTATTTCTTCTCCAGGCATTTCACAGCTATCGTTGTTGCAGAATTTATCTATCTCGGCTTCCTCATTTTTAATAACACCAAATGAAAGTTTACTAAGTTTCTTAACTTGTTTATTATATTCTTGTTCATTAATTGATTCATAAGGCATTTGTTTGTAAGCACCATAGTCGTGTCTTGGTAATAATGATATACCTTTTAATCTGTATTGAAAATAATTTAAAACGTGTGGTAGTTCATCTGCTTCTGTTTCTGGATTGAATGTTGCAGTACAACTTACTTGATTGTCTGCCCAATGTCTCTGCATAAAGGCTGCTAAACTGAATTGTTCCCATATAGATAGTTCTGCTGCTGTTCTAATACCTTCTCCTACGTCCACTGGAACTTCAACTACCATAGTAGAATCTTCTGAACCAAACGCTGGTTCTAACTTATAACCTGCTTTTTTCAACGGTTCTACTAATTCAGATTGATTTGATAATCTTACTCTTCGAATATAGAAACGACTTTCGGGATAATGTAAACCTGGAGTAGCGCCAGCCAATAACGAAACTGTACCGCTTGGTTTAACTGAAGTAGTCTTGATAGATTTTGGTACAGCAAACCAATCACTATATTGTTTATCCCATTCTTGTATTGTATCATATCCAGTCTCCAACCAATTTTGTAATTCATTTAATCCACAATTTGTTATAAACTGAGCAACACCACTTACTGAACATCCAATCCGTCTATTTCTTAACATAACTCTGTTAGTATCTGACCAATGTGTTCTACCAAGTGTTACAGTTTTGGCGTACAGATAAGCATACTTTAATGTCCTCTGATAATCCTCTAATGAATCGTGATTGTTTGGAAACGTCTCTACTAAACAACATAACTCATATGATTCAAGTGATTGTTCAAGACAAGGATTACCACCAGCTACTCTATGGTCTTTATTATCACCACCATTTTTCATTCTTGAGTAGTGTCTCATATTTTCTAACCAAGCTAATCCGGGTTCTCCATTATTATTAATTCTTTTACATATATCAGTATAATCCATACCAAGTTCTGCAAATACTGAATTGTTTGATGTCCAACCAAATTGGTCTCTATGTGGATTTACTTTATAATTCTTTAAATCTAAGTATTCTTCGTTATCTGGTTCACCGAATACAATTTCTGCTGTTCGTCTGACATTACCTGCTACAACACATTTACCAATCAGATTCATTATATCTACAATTGTTGTTATTGTTATTGGATTTCCTGAATTGTTTTCTAATACATTTCTAATGTCTTCGTGGACTTCTTTTAGAGGTTCAGGTCCTGAACTTACACCACCGAAACCTTTAATCGGTTCTCCTTCAAGTCTTATTTGATTATAATCAAACTCTACGTGAGCAGTTCCGAGAAAGTAACTCTCTAATAATAAACGAAGTGATTCAACCCAACCTTCACGAGTATCAGGTATCATATAAATTTCTTCGTTTCTATCTCTATTTACACCCTTTACTATAATCTCTCCAGCACCTTTGGTATCGAATCCTACTCCTACACCTAACATTGATGCATCCATTAGAAAACAGAATGGTTTAGCATAATCTTCTTTTAGTGTTTTTGTTGATACGAATGCACAATTATTTAGAGCTGCATATAATTTCTTTTCTTCTGTGATTGCTGTTCCCATTGCCCACAAACCACGACCTGGAGGTAAGAATTTCATATTAAAAATTCTTTCGTACATTTCTTGTGCAGACTTTTGACCTTGCCAAGGATTCCAACCTAATTGATGTGATTCAATATGATGTTTTTGCATAGAGTATGTTCCCTCTACGACTCGTTGTACTGTTTCCCACCATCTTTCATTTTTACCGTCAGCTTTAATACGAGAATATGTTCTCATATAAACTAATTCACCTAATCCATTAAAACCAAAGGGTGGTTTTTTTCTTTTGTATTTATCAATAAACTTTTCGGATAACTTAAATTTTTCCATTAACCTGAACTCCTTGTAATCTTATTCCCGTAACAAACATAAATATAATATATACTAAACTTAATTTAAGATTTATTCAAATCCTTCAATATTTTTTTCCATATCTTTATATTTGTTTGCCAATTCTTTTCTTAAAAACTCTTCGCTATTATTCATCTTACCTTGTACATTTTTTCCAAACTGACTACTACCTTCAAATATTTGAACTTGGCCAATATTTGTGTTTATTGTAGCTGGATACGTAACACCATCAATTCCAAATCTATTTTTTATTACGTGAAATCTACCTGTATTAGCAATCTTATCTTCTACTTTTCTACTCATACTCATAACAAAGTCAGCAGTCATAACTTTACTATAATCTTCTGCAACCTTATCAGCCCCAATTACATCTTCTTCGAGAGCTGAACGATTAGCTTGAGAAGCTGTCCATATTGGTATTTCTAATTCACCAGCTAACCCTCTTAAATCTTCATAGATAGTTCCTATAGCGTGTCTCTTCTCTCTAAAGTTTCCTGTAGGCATTAGTATATCAGCATAATCAACTATTACCATATCTGGTTTATCACCACTTATTTCAATCTGTTTTAAATGAGAACTGATTGTTTGTACACTAGCACCTTTAGTTGGAAAGTACTTGATTAGTAATTTACCTGGAAGTTTTGATAATTTAGCTTGTACATCGTCTTTATAATATTTTATATTAGCAGTAGTAACTCCTGTAAATATAGAGTCATATCGTAAACCGACATAATTTTCATTTAACTCTAAAGTGTAATGAATTATCGTTTTACCCTCTTTTAACGCTCCAGCACCTAATGCTTGTAATGTCCAAGATTTACCAATACCAGCAGGAGCAACAATCACTCCAAGTTCACCGTGACCTAAACCACCATCCATTATATCATTAACTACATCCCACGGTGTTTTAACTGTTACTCTGGCTGATTCTGCAAGTCGTGTTTCTAATGATACAATATAATCGTGTCCTAAATCTCGTGTAGTACCAGCTTTCATAGCCTCATCTATAATAGATTTTATACCATCATAATCGTGTCGTTCTAATAAATCAACAGATTCAAGTATAGCACCTTTTAATGTTTGATTTTTACAAAAGTCAAGTGTTTCTGATTGTACAAATTCTAAATCTGTAGCTTCTATGTTTTTCCAAACTTCTCTTAACTTATCTACTACACCCGATTTAAGTACATCATTGTCTATTTCATCTATCTTATATTTAATAACTTCAAGTGTAGGTTGTTTTTTATACTCATAATAATAATCTCGTACAGCTTTAACTAACCACTTATTAGAATCTGAATCAAACATAGATGGTTCTAATATATCACTAATAGTTTGTATAAACTTTACGTCACTTAGTAAAGCAGCAATAATTTTAGATTGAAAGGACGTTCCGAATTGTGTTAAAGTTTCACTCATATGTTTTTTCTGCGTAGTGATTTAACTGATTGAAATTGGTAAGTAACCAACTATCAAGATTTGGAAGTGCTGAATATAACTTATCTTCTAAAAACATTTTTTGAAATTGAAATTTGATTAACTTATTAATAGGTTGCCTGGTTCTATCAAGTATTTTTGTTTTTGTTGAGGCTGATATGTGTACGTCTGATAATTGCATTAGTTTGTAATTTAATTCTATAACATCTTTTGATTCTGGTAATTCAGTAATAATTTCATCTATATTAACTATACGGTTTTCTTTCAAAAACGGCAATTTTTTTTGTATAGTTTTTAAACCTAAGCCTTTTACACCTTTTATGTTATCTGATTTATCACCGTCTAATACTCTATACCAAATAAGATTATGAGATGATATACCAAATTCATCTAATACAGCCTGTTCATCGTATATTTTCTTTTTAGTAGGGCTCCATATTTTTATTCTACCATTAGCTAATTGAAGAAAATCTTTATCTGTAGACATAACTGTAATTTCAGATTCAGTAAGAACTTGTCTACATAAATATCCTATAGTATCGTCAGCTTCAATATTATCGTATGACATTACAGTTACAGGAAGATTATCTAAATACTCAACAATACGTTGCAATTGCATAATCATATTTTGTTTCTCATCTTCTGGAGAAGCGAAATCATATGAACGATTTACTCTATACTTTGTTTTTCTTTTTGCTTTATAGTCTGGATAAAGTTTACGACGGTGTTTAGACCCACCTTTACCATCAAATACTATGATGACACGAGTAGGTCTAAACATATTTATAGTGTAACCAATACTTCTTAGAAAACCTACTATTCCACCAACGTGAATACCATCATCGTTAGTAGTTGGTATAACTGAAAATACTCTTATGAAAGTATTTAAGCCATCTATTATCAGTACTTTATCGTTAGGTTTACCGTCATCTAAAGAGCCACCTTTTTTCTTTATCTCTTCGAATATAGAAAGATATTTTTCATTACTCACTATGTTCCTCTTCCACTACTACATCATCAATACCGAAATTCTTTTCATATTTAAGAATTACTTTATCACAAATTAAGTTGTAGCAGTGTTCTCTAAACTTCACATCTTTGAGTTGTTCACTCCAATCTTTAGATTGAAACTTAAGCTCTTTACCAACGTGATTATCCATGGTATACCACGCACCACCTTGTTTCACTAAGTTATGTTCTTTCATAACTTTTAACCAACTACCATCATCATCAATTCCTGATTCAAAGTAAAGTTCAAAATCAGCATGTCTCATAGGAGGTCCAAGTCTATTCTTAATGACTTGAGCTCTCATTTTCATACCAATATTGTTATTCTTTTTATCTTTAATTTGACCAAGATTTTTTAATCTGATACGTGTTGATGCGTGAAATGGTAATGCTTTACCACCACTCGTAGTCCACGGGTCTCCGAACATAACTCCGAGTTTTTGTCTGAGTTGATTTGTAAACACAAGAGCAATCTTTTGTCTACCAATCATTTGAGTAATCTTTCTCATAGCTTTTGATAGAATGATTGCTTTACTTGTAGCCCAACCATCTTTATCAAACTCAGCTTCTAACTCTACTTTAGTTGTTGCAGCTGCAAGTGAATCTACAAGAATGGTTACTAACCTATCTTTATCTGATTCTCTTACTTTAGCAACAATCTCTTCTATTGCTGAAAAGATATCTTCTACTGTTTCTAAATGTAGATATAACATATTGTTTACGTCTACACCAATAGACTCTAAAAACTCTTTACTAACTGCAGTTTCTGTATCAACGTATACAGCAACTCCACCCTTCTTTTGAGTTTCAGCTAACATATGAGCTCCAAGTAGAGATTTACCACTTGATTCTAACCCATTGATTTCTGTAATTCTACCTACAGCAATTCCACCGTTGGGTTTATTGGCAATTGCCAAATCCAACATAGAACTACCGGTTGAAATAAAATCTTTTATATCTGTAGGTGTAGTATCAGTACCATCTAAGAAATAAGCGACTTTCATATCTTTGAACTGCTTATTAATGGTATCAGCTAAAACACCAGCCAATTCGTCTCTTGTTGACATAGAATCTCCTATATTTATAGTGGGCAGTTAGGCGTACAATAACAGCCTTCTCAGTTCTTCAATCTGTAGACTGCCACCCACTATAGTTTGTTTATTTAGTTATTGAATAAGTCGTCAAACGTTGCTGTTGTATCTGATGTACTATTAGTATTTGCTACTACTGGTTTTTCTTTTTTAGGTGTTTCTTCTTTTTTAGTTTCAGTTGAACCACCATTAAGATAATCATTAAGAGCTTGAGTTAAATCATCATAAGAAAGTTCCTGATAGATTTCAGTAATATTCTTTTGTGATTCATTAATAGTATCTAATGCAGCTGCGTCTTCCGTAATCGGAGTTTGATTAGGTTTAACCCTAATTGATGTCGAAGGAAAATTCTTTCCTGTCTCTTCAGCTGTTTTGAACTCTACCGCTACATCACGACCACTTACTGAGTCTGTGATATCACCGTAGTCTGGGTCTGCGATTATAGAAAGAAGTTCTTGATAAACTGTTTTTCCAAATCCCCAAAACTTAACACCTTGATTCTCTTCACCACGTACTACGACTGGAGCAAAAGTTCTCATTTTCGCTTCTACTTTTCTACCAAGACGATAGTCTTCTTTAGAACCTGTTGATTTTAGTTTCTGTGCAAACTCTTCAATAGGGTCTGGTCTACCAAATGAAATCGGTGAAAGATAATTCTTTCCACCTAAATCATAATGAAAGTACAACTCAATAAAAGGATTGTCCTGATTAAATTTATAAGGAACAATTCTAAGTACTTGTGTACCTGGTTGTGGTTTCCAAAGATTTGATGTTCGAGTGTTTGTAGTCTGAAGTTGACTAAGACGATTTTTGATTGCGTTTAAATCCATTTTTATTCTCCATTATTTATTTGTTTAATTAGTATTTTTCAATCAAGTATAACCTTGATACATAAATAAGTATAATCAGATTTCTGAAAATACAATTTATTTTTCTGTTTTATCCCAAGTTGTTACGTCTACTATGGTATAAATTCTTGTTGGTATTTTATTGAGACCATTCTCATTTGTAAGCAATAGACAATTCTTATAATTTTCCCAATCTATAGGAAATCTTTTATCTAACTTACCATCGTTTAGTTCACGAATTAAATCATTCAGTGCATTTATAGTATAAAGTGTGTTTGTATTCTTTTTTCTGTGAAGTGAGATTGTGTCTTGAATACCTTGTACAAAATCTTCATCAAATTCTACGTTATACGTGCAGATTAATTGATGAGGGTCATTCTCATTTGAGAATACATAAATTTTATTGAATACGATATCATTACAAGCTATAATAATATCTATAGTCTCATTGAAATGATTTCGTTTAGTGAATGTACATAGTAGTTGTGTTTTCATATTATTTCATATCCTTTGGAATATCTGGTAACCCAAACGCTTTAGAAAATCCACCGTGAAAGGTAATTTTACCACCTTTATGGTGTAAATCACCATCCCATTGTCCAGCGTTTCCAGCAAATCTCCACGTAATGTCAAAAGTAAATGCTTTTATACCATTAACACTAACTTCAACATCGTATATATAATCTGCTGTTGCCATAACACCATCATCGTTAGTTTTTGCGTCATATTTAAAGGTATATTTTTTACCCCGTATACTTTCTTGTGATGGTATTAATGCAAACTTTTTCCCACCATCAGCTATATACAAATAATTTGTTTTGGGTTCGGCTCGTATTATATAAATTATAGCGTCTTCTAAGTTCTTAACTAATCCCGTATTTTTACTCTCAAAAAAATTATCTATTGCATTATTTAAAAGTTGACCTTTCATTTTTGAGTGAACTGCTTTAGCTGATTTATTCTCAGGGTGATGATATAGATGACTAAGTGCACTTCTTCCTTTTGTTGATATTACTGACGTATTTAGATAATCCATCCAAGTAGATTTAACTGTAAATGAACTATCGTCTAACGCTTTCTTATCACCCTCAGTATACTTACCAACCCCAACCTCTACATCTTTATAATTTGCAATCGTTGCAAGCTGGTAATATTGAAATGCCGTATCTATCTCACTTTTGTAACCTTGTTTGTACATATCCTTCAATAAACCCTTATCTAATTTTAATCCAAACAGTTTTTGTACTAATATTGGAATTGATAAACTACTAAATTGTCCTTTTTTATATTTTAATGAAACTGATACTATTTCACCACCTGAAAGTTTAATAACTACATCTGCAATCATCTTAGTTCCACCCGGTCCAGTTCCAAAAACTCTTGATACACTCGATGGTTTTAGATTATTTCTTTTTAAATATGTATGTGTTCTTTTAGCAAGAATGGTTGCATCGTTATATAATTGTATATCTTTTTTCGTAGGAAATGATTCCACTTTATCAAACTTTGTTAATGTTTCTATGTGTTTAGATTTATTATCTAACTTTAATTTTAACCTATTGATAACTTGTTTCAAACCACTTAAATCAGTTGCCTTACTAATATCACCACCAGCAAACGCTATAGCAAAAAATATCTCGTGTAAATCTTCTGTACGATTAGTTTTTACTTCTTTTAAAATATCTTTACCATTTTCTATATTATCTAAAAGTTCATATATAACTTCAAATGGCCATTTATACTCAATCAGTATTTCAGAAAGGTGATATAGGTGTGCAGATTTCTTTGGATTAGGTTGTCCATTATCTACACGATATGCCCATTCTTTTAATATTTCATTTAGATTTTTAATCATATAAACTTCTCTGTAATATCTTTCATTTCGTGATAATTTAATCCCCAACTTACTTTAACTGGATATTTATCATCTTGTTCTAATATCCTTTTGACTTTCTTTAGATAATCTAAACCATCTTCTATATTATAATCAAGTAAAAAACTATCATACGAGTAAAGTATTAATTTACTCTTGTAATCCTTTATTTCAGGTATTAACCTTGTTAACGCCCTCATATTATTTTCAGTTTCCATAAGTTGAATCGTGTAATTGAATAATTTATTAGCATTCATATCACCTAAATTTTTCTTATGTAATCGTCTATTATAAATATCTGAAACGATAAATTCTTTTGAATTATACTCCCTCCATAGCTCTTCAATATAATCATAAACTCTACTGAAATATGGATTCATTTGTACTACATCGTGAGGAATAAAACCATATAAATATTTAAATGATAATATTTTTGCTTCTTCATAATCAACACCATAAAACTCTGCCATATGTTCGTGTACTGAACCACTCGGAAACTCATAATCTATCTTATCTGCAATCAATCTCAAGTGATACGCATCAAAGTCCATCTCTACTAATACACCGTTTTTAAAACGACTTACGTATGGTTTTCTACTACCATCTTTTTTATTGAGAGCTGCAAAGTTAATACCACCAAATCTATTACTCGGTCTACCTGTAGATGTGTATATATTATATTCACTAAATACTGTATTTTCAATTGTATGTATACCGTTATTTTCTATGTAACTTAGGTTGTCTAAAACTTCATCATTGTATGACATATTGACGGATGAACTATGTTTTGCTATCACATCTTGAAGTATCTTAGCAATCTTACGAGATTTTTCTAAATGTTTCAATACTGGAATGATTGTATTTATACTATCTTTTTTGTAATACCTCATATTTAGAAAGTTATGAGAGTTTGTATCAGTTTCTTCTATTGTTATTGGAGTACCTTCATTCATATACTGCATTAGATTTACATCAATTACGTTAGTTAGTTCAATATAATGATTTAATTTTTTTCTATCATATGTATATTTTTTTGTATCTGAATCAAGATTTGGAATGTCTAAATGCAATGTTTCACTATGATTAAATGGTAGTATAAACTCCTTACCACTTAACAGTTTAACGTATAACAACGATAATGAGTCGTTCATCGGATGTTTATTATCATCGCATGATACTGGCACTATGATACAATCTTCTGATTTATAGCGTTTTATAAATCTTTTAAGTTGTGATTTTTTCTCTATTATTTCCAATGTGTTTTAGCCCATAATTTAGTTGTTTCAGGCTTATCTACAACCTCGATGTATCTTTTATCTAATACATCTATTTTCATAATATAACCTTTTATTTAGTAATAAGTATTAAGTTTTTTTCAAACGGTTTAATTTATTTTGCACATCATCTGGTGAATTTTTAGGTGGTACCCAAAGTTGTAATGGAAATACTGTTTTTGTTATATTTGGAAACTCTGATTGTATACTTCGTAGTGTTGCTGAATTATCTCTACTTACTTCTAATTTTTTACCTGATATTCTCCAGTCTAAAGGTGTATAATCATATAGATTATTTTGATTATTGAAATCATCTTCAGTTATTTCAAATACTTTAGCATTCACTTCATTTGTTTTTTTAGTAAAGTAACGTGTTATTGTGCCTATTCTATAGTCACTTTCAGAAGGATTTGCAGGTGCTGTTTTTGGATATATTTGTCTATTTAAAGTTTTTATGTCTGAATAATTTGAATATAATGTGTTATTCTTAACTCTTTTTATTATCTTAGAATTTGATGTATCAATTATACCCGTTAAATAAGTTTCTTTTTTATTTAAACCATAATATATTGAATATAATGTATTTGGTTTTACATAACCTCCAGTTTGTTCATAAGTAAACTCTTGAGGTTTTGTACGTGAACCTTGAATTGTTCTTTCAACACTTGTTTTTATATCTTGTATTTGTTGTTTAGTTAATATCATCTTCAGTCCTTACATTGTCTACTGAAGTTGTTTCAGTAATTCTAAAAGTGGGGTTGAAGGAAGGGGCTTGACCATCAAAAACTTTATTTGATGCTCTGTCACCATACACACTACCTTTAACTTCACTTTTACCTATTCTACTTTCAGCTTGTTCACCTACCGTTGGTAATATACTTTTTGTTGAGTTTAATTTATTTTCTACTAATTTCTTTATATCTAATTTTAAATCTGTAGCCTTGTTCAAAGCTCTCTCAGCTTTTGCAAAAGTAGTTCTCATAACACCAGTTAAATTTACTGACCACCCATCAGTTGCAACTTTGTGATTAACATCAAAAACTTGAAACATCACCTCTTCTTGGTATCTTGTTGGTAAATAAGTTGAGTGAAATGAATTACTTGGTAGTATACCACCTATACCGTCTATTTCTAACTCTAAATCAAAAGGTATTATTATTGGTTTATCAGTATCTGCTGAGTTATTACTTGTTGTTAATGATACTTGTGTGCTAATAAAATCGATAAACTTTTCTTTCATAACACCATCTTTATAAAATTTAGAATTATACAACTCAGTATAATTTTTATTTCCATATAATTTTAAAAACTCATCGTAATTCTCTTTGTATAAATAATCAGGAGTTGGATATGGTGTTGAGTTATCTAAGTTACTTTCTTTTTCTATAGCATCAAATATTTCTTTATCTCTATTAGCATAGATTTGTTCATCAATTGATTTTAATTTATCACTATAGCTTTCTTTTAGCTTTTCACTATTTTTATTTATAAATGTAATAATGTCATCAGTGCCACCATTAGGTGTTATTTGATTTTTGTTATCATCAACTGGATTAGAACCAATTTTTTCATAACCTTCTTGACCTAAACTAATACCTAAATTTTTAAAATTTTCTGAAATTGAACCTTGGTCACTAAACAAATGTGATATAGCTACAGCTGCCATATCAGTTGCTTCAGCTGGTACTTCACCATTAAAATTAGCAGCGTCATAACTAGCACCATACATTATTGAAAGTTTTACCGCATCTGGTATTTTTGTAGTAACATTTTGTCGTTTAACCATACTATTACTATTCCATACTGGAAAAAAGAACACACCATTGTTTTTTACTTCATTATTAACAAATGTACTTCGTGTACCTATATCTTTTTGTGAAGTATTATTAATTTTTTTATTTTTTTCAAATGTTACAGCAGTAACTTGTCTATCTACTATTTTAACTCTGTTAGTTTTACTTTCATCTTGTGTAAGTTCTAAGTCCCAAAATGGTATTTCTTGATTTAAATATGTAAACATATCCTCAATTGCTTCTCTTAAATTAATTGGTGACGTTGTGAACTCTGTATCTACATCAAAACATTTTTTTAATATATCAACTGGTATCAATATATTTCTAAAGTAACCATGTTTTCCATCATCAGTATCAAATTTATCAAAATATTCATTTGTTATTGATTCAAGTATTATATGTCTTTCAGAATCACCTATTTCTTTATTATCTATTTCTTCTTCTAAATCTGTAGTCTTTTTTTCAGGTGCAAACATTTTAAGTTTACCAGGTAAAATATAATGATTGATATTTACTGTCTCTAAGTTTTTATGATTTCGTATTCTTGTACTTTCAAGTTTACCTGTTTTTTTACCTTCATCATCACGTTTTTCTTCTTTAGATTGAAATTCTGATATACTAGGTTTATCTTTATTTTCAGGTACAATTGTTAAAAATTTAGATAGAATATTGTCTTCAAACCAACCCCAACGAACCCACGCTTTATTACCTAAAGTTTCACTTGACTGATAAATATAAGCGTTTGGTCTTGTGTAAAATGTACCACCTGTACTTTTAGATTTGTCTATTCTTGGCACTTTACCTCCTGTATAAACTATTTTACCGAATCTTTTTGGTATTACATTTGATGTTAGAACTGTTTTTTTTCCTTGTTTTTTGTATCTATTTTGACTTATATACTCTAATAAGTTTTGTATAAAATATTTTAGTGTAACACCGACATCAAAACTAATTAAATCTTCATCTGTTGCTTTATCTGATGTGATTTCTCTTAATTTTTGTCTGTCTACTTTTATTGTTGTGTTTTCAGTTTGTTTATTTGATGGTATATCACCTAATATAGATGTACCTACACTTATTATGATGGTTTGACAATCAAATGCACCATCTTCACGTGTGGTGTATTCAAAGTTTTTAACTATACCATACATAAAATCAAAATTACCCTCAGCCTCAAATACAAGTTCTTCATAATTTTCAAATACATCTTTTTTAATACCATCTTTATTCATTAATGTTGGTAATTTACTTAAACCATCATTACCATATACCCAACCCCACTCCAACATAACGTTTTTACCGTGTGCTAAAAAATAAGGTGTTAATCTTGTGATATCTTCAAAACTCCAACAAGTCCAAGAGATTGTTGCTTCTCTTAATGCTCTTACACCACCTTTAAACTGTACGTCAATTGATTTGACACCTGGCATTGGTCTTTTGAATTTATTTTCAGTATTAGTGTTATCGTCAAAAAAATCATAATCATCAGGTTTTTGTACTACACGAGGTCCGTATATTTCATCGTAACCTGCAGCTAATCGTTGTGAACCAGCTACACCAAACCCATCAGAATCAGTTGTACCGTACGTTAATTCACCACCCATTAATATAACTGGATTTTTTGAATCAGAAGTCATTCGTACAAATGGTGAACGTACTGAAAGTTGATTATGTGTTAACCCACCAACAGTTTCACCGGGTGTACCTCTATTCAAAAGATGCATCTTCTGAAATAATTTTTTTTGTATTCTTTTATCGATTGGTGTTAAATCAATCATAACTAATCACCATTGTTTAAATTATTAAACTTCTCTATTATGTTTGTTATGTTTGAAGGGATTCTTATAACTTCACCAGCATTCAAACCTGGTTTACCTTTTAGACCATTTGCTTTTGCGATAATCCACCATAAAGTATTGTCACCATAGTATTTATGTGCTAAACTATCTAATCTATCACCGATTATTACATTGATAAATCTATCTTCATTCTCAAGTGGTATTTCAGGGTAATATGTTGTACTGTATACTCTTATACCTGACTTATCTAATTTTTGTCTTGTTGTGGCGTATCTTTTCATTATAGTCCAACTTTACCTAAGATGTTATCAAGTGTTTCATCTACTAATTTATTAGGGTCAACACCTAAAAGACCTTCAACACCATTACCACCAATTAATGCAGTCTTATATTCTTCATCTTGTACCCAAGGTAGTTCATAATGTTTTTGTGTTGAGCTTGGTAATCTATCACCGATATAAACAAACGTACAACTTGCTTGAATGTATTTTGGTAGTTTTGCAAACGTTGTTTCCCAAGTACTACTATCCATCACAGTATATGTTAAACCTGATATGTAACCGGATGTGTTATCATACATCTGACCAAGTGTTAACTTACAAAAAGGAGCTACCATACCAGCACCACCTCCAGCTGCACCTTCCCAACTTGGATATGTTAATCCTGCAAGATAGTTCATTTTTTCCCATAATGTAAGTAGTTCTTCGTCTGATTTTGGATAAATATCAAAAGTAAAACTTATTTCACGAGTAGTACCTGTATAAACATAAACATTATCAGGTCTACCAATGTATCGTTCTGATGAGTACTCTGGTGTAAATGTATCTGTTATACCACTTAGTATTGCTCTAAATACAATACTTTTATCAGTATTTACATTATAAAATTTAAATGGTACAAAGTCTAACTCTTTATAACTTTTATCTTTATGTTCATCAGAACCGTATGGTATTAAATTAACTCTGTCTTTACCAACATCACTAAAAGCTATTGGGTCTATTTTTATACCAGTAAGTTTAGATAACTCACCATCTTGTTGAGTCATAACTTCATTAAAAGCGTCAACTTTCTTTTTTATTGCTACTGTGTTTTCTTTTAATTTTTTTGTGGTTCTTGCTATACCTTCACCTAACTTAGTACCACCAAATTTACTTTTAATACGACCACCTATATTAGAGGCGACGCCTGTGAGTGTTCTTACAAGTGTACCTTGTACTCTTGTTGCTAAATCATAAACTTGTTGAGAAATCATATCAGCAATTGTGTCTGTATATTCATCAAAAGGTAACGTTGGGTCAATACCATTGATATTGATTTTAGTGACACCAGGTAAACTGGCTAATGATAATGGATTATATTTTTTATTATTTTGAAATATTTTTGAAATATCTTTTGTGATGCCATATCTAACTTCAGCTATTTCAGAATTTTTATTACGTCTTTTTAGTAAAGTTTGTTTAGCTAAAAATCCAATACCTTGGGGTGTGATTAAAAACTTAGCTGTTCTCTCATATGCTCCAAGTGTGTTTCCAATATAATCACTTGGGTCTCTACCTAAAACAACACCACCTATATCATCTATAAAAGAACCACCTAATTTAATAATACTTTCTATATTATTACCAAATTTAGTATTTCCTAAACTAAATGAATCGAATGTGCCCCATCTATCACCTATATCTCTAACGACAAAAGGTTGGTCAAAACCTGGTGTATTATTATTACGATAACTTGTATTATAAAAATAACCTAATCTACCTGAACCTTTTGCTTGTGCGTAATATTCTGCTAATGGGAATTTATTAGTTAATGATGATTCGTTATTATGTAATATTTCAATCGGTGATGGTGTCTTTTCAGAATCTACTATGGTATTCACATATGGTCGATGTATATTTGACCTTAGCGGATTAATTATTACTGGGTCTGGGTCTATTGAGTCTTCAGGTGTTGGGCCTGCTGGTATAACTCGTAGTTTTCCTAAATTTGATTTTAAATCTACTAATCCCATTATCTATCACCAATTGTTCTATTTAATCTATTGATACCATCTCTAATCTCTACAGTTGGACCTAACAAAGGATTACCACCACCACCCATAGCTGCTCCTG